AGTGTTGATGTGCTCAAGGAGTTGATGCTGGTAGTCACACGTCGCGCAAGGATGGGAACGGCTGTCGAGGATGTGATTAACAAGATAGCACAGCCGCAAATCAAGGGCGACCCAGAGCAAGCCAAGGCACAAGCAGCAGCACAACAGCAGCAAGCACAGCAGCAGCATGAAGCACAACTAGAACAATTCAAATCGCAGCTACAAGACCAACAGCATCAACGCGAGCTACAGGCCAAAGCGCAAGCAGAGCAATTCAAAGCGCAGACAACAATGGAAGTTGAGCGTCACAAGCAGCAGATGCAAGACGCGCAGATTCAGCGACAGAACGACATGGAAGCACAACGCAACGCACAGTTGGCAGAGCTTGAACATGCGCGTGAGGTGCAGCGTATGCAATTGGATGCTGAGTCCGAAGCCAGAAAACTAGAGTTTGACCGCTGGAAGACTGACATCGAAGCGAGTACAAAAATCACTGTCGCGCAGATAGCCGCTCAATCTGCCATGGATCAAACATTGGCCAAGGCAGAGCAATCAGCAAATGAGCGAGTTGCGCAAGAGGTCAAGCCAGATAACAGTGAAACAATGAACGCTATTGCAGAGCTGGGTGGACGTGTAGAAGAGATTTTGAAGCACATGCAAGCGCCTCGCAAGATTGTGCGTGATGCAAACGGCAAGGCTGTCGGCGTGGATGTGGGCGGCGTGGTGAAAACAATTAATCGCGGCGCAGATGGCCGTATGGAGGGTGTGTAATGGCTTTAGCATATGACGTAACAAGTATCCGCAATGCAATGCTCGACGCAATCACAACACGCGCAGGAGCTTCGGCACTACTGCGTATTTATGACGGCTCACGACCAGCCACAGGCGGTACAGCAACAACGTTACTTGCTGAGTTGACCTGCAACGCCACATTTGCCCCTGCTGCGTCGGCTGGCGTTCTCACGCTTAACGCCATCACGCAAGACTCAAGCGCAAATGCATCGGGTACAGCAACATGGTTTCGCATCGTTAAATCTGACGGCACAACATTTGTTTTGGACGGCAACGTCGGTACATCGGGCAGCGATTTAAATTTGACGACAACAACAATCGTGATTACGCAACCTGTAAGCGTGACGTCGTTTGTAATAACTGAAGCGAATGCTTAATCATGGACTACGTAGAGTTACGCGCAGAGATAGACAACGATCCAGAGTCATTAGGCTATGCATCTCATCTACCTGACGCCCCTGGCAGTGTAGTTGACTTGCTAAACGGCTATACAGGCACGATGGTCAAGGCAATCAAAGCATCGACGGCCATGATGTGGGCGGCTGGCGGCGCGTACTCCACGATTGTAGACGCGAGTAATGATGTAAATCATCCGGCTCGTGCATCGTGTTTAGTTGTGCGTGAGGCGTTCGCATCAAGTCAAGAAATACATCTAGAGCTGCAGGCGATGCGCGACATGCTGACCGCGTGGGTATCAACAAACGTAATCACGCAAGCACAGCATAACGCATTGATAGCTCTAGCCACGCAGCCAGCAAGCAGGGCTGAGGTACTGGGATTTAGCCGCGTCACAGAGCAAGACCTACGCGCAGCATTGGAGTTATAAAAAATGGCAACGATTAAACAGATTGTAGGCACGCGCACATCGCTGGCATTCACCAGCACGTCATTATCTGCATTAGCAAGCGCAACATATGTGCAAAACACTACTGCATATGATTGCACGACAAATCAACCTGTTGATGTGATTGTTGAGCTAAATGTTGCGACCACAAACACGCCAGCAGGCAATAAACAAGTGGTTGTATTTTTACAGGAATCGTTAGACGGTACAAACTATCGATCTGGTCCGACTTCTGGCACTACAACGACACGAGAGCCTAACCTTTTATTCTTGGGTAGTGTGCCACTCACAACAGCCAGCACAACAGAAATAGGCACGTTTAGCGTGTTGCAGGCATTGGGCTATGTGCCGAACAAGTTTTTCATTGTCGTTAAAAATGATTTAGGTGTTGCGCTTACATCTGGCACTGCCTTTACTAGCGAAATATCTAGCACGGTTGCGTAATGGCGCTGATTCTGCCAAACAGGTTTTACCGGCAACCAACAACGACACTGATAGATCAGGGCAACCCGATATCACGTGGGCTAAATAGCGGATATTTAGCATCAACTCGGTCATTTTTTGGCACTACAACTGCAGGTCAGACATCTCCAAACAGCACGTATCGCTATGACCAGCGATTCGGTATTGCTACGATGGGAACAATCGGCGCGACAGCACTAGCAACAGTGTTTGCACCTGTGTCCGGTAGTAGCGACATGACGCTACTGAGTGTCTTTTTCCCTGCAACAGGTGTTAGTGAAACTTTTCCTGGGAACGTTGGGCAAACAAGTAGCGCGATCTCGTTCGGTTTGTCGGTCGGTAATGGTACGACAAATGTCATACGCGGCAGATGCTACCTAAGTGGCACGCGGTATTTCGGCGGCAGCACGACAATTACGGATTTTAATAAGCCAATTGTCGCGGTGACGCGCCAAAAAGTTGGCGTAGAGCAGGCCTTATTTGTCAACGGTGTCAAAGACCCTACCACAACCGCGTTTGCAGGTGCCACGTTTAACACACAAAATATTGGCGTGGTTGGCGCAGGTGCTAATCAAGCACAATTTCTAGTCGGCTTGTGGGGCAGGGCGTTAAGTGACACTGAAATATGGGACTTAGCGCAAGACCCGTACCAGATATTTCATAGACCGAATCGCAGAATATGGGTTGATGTAATTTCTTCTGGCGTTAGCGGCACATTAGCCACCACAAACGCCAACGACACAGTATCAGCAAGCGGCACGACTACGATAGTAGGCACGTTAGCTAAGACCAACGCGGCAGACACAGTATCAGCTAGTGGCACCACAACGGTTACGGGCACGCTCGCAAAGACAAATGCCAATGATTCAGTTGTTGCGAGTGGTGCGGCTGGTGCGGTTACGGGCACGGTTGCATACACAAACGCAAACGACACTGTAAGCGCAAGTGGAACGGCTGGCAACGAATCGACCAAAGTTGGCGGCGATGACGTACCGGAACGCGTCGAGATATACGAGAAACGCAAAAAGCGCAAGAAAAACGACGATGCGCTTGATAGCGTTCTGCGCGATGCGATGGATAAAGCAATGGGGCGTGAGCCAGTTGCAAAGCCAGTCAAGCAAAAGCCTGTTGAAGTTATTGCAGAGCCTGAAGCGTTCGAATTCAAGGTTGAAAAGCCTTCTTCATATGATGATGAGGAAGACGAAGAATATTTATTGTTAATGATGGTGTGACGATGCCAATATATGAAGCGGTGTGTATGAAATGCGGCGACTATCATGAGTACGTTGCCACAATTGCCAATTGCTTAGATACGCCTATTTGCTGCGACACAAAGACAGAGAAGCGCATACTTTCTTCACCGATGGGCATAGTCGATATTCCGGCTTATGAGTCACCGGCAACCGGCAAGTGGATCACATCCAGAAGCGAACGCAGGGAAGATTTGAAACGCTCAGGCTGCAGGGAATGGGAAGGCATCGCAACAGAGCGGCAAGAATCTGAGAAACGCAAGGAGGAAGACGCAAAGAAAGCTGATGCTGCACTAGATCACACAGTAAGGAAAGCTTGGCAAGACCTACCGCAAAGCAAAAAAGCAGCAGCATTGGCAGCGACTAAATAAGGGGTAAATCATGGCATGGACAGAAGCAGGCGTAAAAGCACAATCAACCGCAACAGCTCCTTTGGGGACAATAACACTTTTTCGGTTGATAGGCGGGGAATATATTACTGATGTTTTTGCAATTGGAAATTCAGTCCCATGTCAAGGCCGTGTTAGATGGGTGCAGGTGTTGAACTCTGAGAATGATGCAGGGGCATACGCTGCCATTATCTCTGGGTTGTCGGCGTAATGAACGCTGTTGGTTGCTGCATGGCTGTAAAAAATGGGCGGTAGGCTGGGCGCGTGGCAAATGAATTAGTTGTTGGGCAATCGACTAAGTAGGCACCTTCGGGTGCTTTTTTATTGCCTGAATCTTAACGCTGCGAAGCGCTGGGAGTCGGTGGAAATCCGGCTCATTGACGGGAGAAATAAATGATCGAAAACGAAGGCGCTACCGCCGAAGTTGAAGAGCAAGTAATTGAAGAGCAGCCTAAGTCGATGGATGACACCATCCGTGAAACATTGCGGGGGCTGAAGGAAAGCGGTATTGAGCCAGTCGCAGAAGAAGCACCATTAGCGCCAGAAGAAAAGGCGCAAAAGCTGCGTGACGAGCAAGGTAAGTTCAAGGCAGAGCAAACGGAAGAAGTCGCTCCAGAATTACAAGAGCAACAGCCCGTAGACATTCCTAAAGCGCCGAACACATGGAAGAAAGAAGCACAAGAGAAGTGGGCGACCGCTGACCCTGTAATCCGCGCAGAAGTAGAGCGGCGCGAGGCTGACTTCTTTAGAGGAATTGAGCAATACAAATCAGCCGCGCAGTTTGCGCAATCAATCGAAAAAGTTTTAACGCCTCACCTGCAAACAATCCAGTCACTGGGCATCACGCCAGATGTGGCGATTGGTGAGCTGATGGCGGCTGACCACAAGCTGCGTTACGGATCACCAGAAGAGAAGAACGCGTATTTCGCGAGTCTAGCGCAGTCCTACGGCATTGACCTTGGCAACGTCCAAGCAATGCCAGCAGTAGACCTAAACATTAGCGCTTTGCAGAGGCAAGTTCAGCAGCTGCAAGGCCACATCCAAAACCAGCAATTAATGGGGAAGCAGAAGGAAGAGGAATCGTACATCAACGAAATCAACTCTTTCAAAGCTGACCCGAAACATAGTCATTTCGAGAGTGTTAGAGGCCATATGTCCGCGCTACTACAAGCGGGGCACGCCAAAGACCTAGCAGATGCCTATGAGCAAGCCATCTATGCAAACCCAGCGACTAGAGCGGCAGTGCTTGCAGAACAGCAGGCAGCGGCAAAAGCGGAGGCAGCAAAGAAGGCGCAAGCGGCAAAAGAAGCGGCAAGCGTGAATGTTCGCGCACGTCCTTCCATGCCTGTATCGCAGCCCATAGGAACTATGGACGAAACCATTAGAGCAACCTTGCGCAGGATGCAGGGCGCTTAAACATATTAAGGAGCATGAAAAATGGCATCACCAGGACAAGGATATTCATCCGGCAACTTTGGTGTGTTTTCGGAATTGGTCACAACCACATACCGCAATCACAGCAAGGACATTACGGACAACGT